GAAAATATAAAATGAAAGGAATAAAAATATGACTAAGACTATATTATGTGATTACTGTAATAAAGGAATAAATAAAGATGATAATAAGTATATTACTTTTCATAAGAAAAGTCATATGAAAACTAACATTTGTATTAATTGTGCATTAAATTTGATAGATAAAGATAAATTAAATGAAAATATTATAAATAATCAACATGATTATTCAAAGAAATGAAAAAGCACTCTCCATAATGAAGAATGCTCTATATAATAATGTTTGACTTAGTAAAGATGTGTTGGGGTTACATATTTACTTTTTTATTATATCATATAACTTTGTGTATGAAAAAGAATTTAAATCAATTTTAAGGTGTGTTGAGTAATGTTCTTGATAGTTTATATGTTGATGAATTTCAAAAAAATAAGCACTCTTATAAAAAGAGTACTTTTGGTATATATTCAAGCATTTATCTAATACAATTATAGCATGTATTATGTTTTAGTATGATAATTTTCGTTCGTTTTATTATTACAACTTCTACTATAGTTTTCATACTTTAACATCAACTAAATGAATTTAATTAAGATTACTAGTTAATCGTTTTTTGGTTCTTTCATATTCTGAAATCTAAAATTTTATTATTTGTTTATTGTTATTATTTAACACATGTTGGTATTTCAACGATTTATCTTATTGTTAATATTCTTATTGCTTCCAAAGTATATCTAATTATTTTTAAGATAATTTACTAATTTTTATTTTTTCAAACATACATTCGACAAAAAACAGTTTTTATATGGTATAATTATATTGTATAATACAAAAGGTTAATGAAAATAATTAATATTAAATGTACCAAAAAAAATAGTTTTTGATATAATGAATATTATAATAAATAATTATTTAAATAAAATATTATATAAGGATGTGATTTTATGGATTTCAAAATCAGAGAGCTAATTAATGATATAACCCAAGATATTATCCAAACATACAAAATCCAAATTCCAATAGTAAATATAAATCAAGTTGTTGATGCTTTAGGAGGCAAGGTAATAGAAGATAGTTCTTTAAGTGGATACTCTGATGGATTTATTAGAAAAGTTGATGATTCATTTGAAATAGTGGTATCTCCTTATCAACCAGATACCAGAAAGAATTTTACCATTGCTCATGAACTTGGACATTTATTTTTACACATGGGTTATGGCATTGATGATGAACTATGGAATAGTCAAGATGGAAATCAGTATTTTAGAAGTGGCAATACCAATAAGGAGTATCAATCCAATGAATTTGCAGCAGCCTTGTTGATGCCTAAACATGAATATAAAAGAATTATGGATGAAAACACAGTAGGTAATAAGGTCGACACTTCAAAAATTGCAGAATACTTTAATGTTTCCTCTTATGCAGCATCTAATAGAGGGAAATGGTTAGGATATTTACAATGGTAGATGATAAAGAATATAAAACTCAAAATGTAAATAATGTTCATAATTCAGCTAAAAACGAAAACGCTTTTAATCTTAAAAAGTATAAGGAAAAACTTCAAGAAAATATTAATACTGATATTTATGAAAAAGAAAAAGAACCTAATCATCCAGAAGTGATTTTGTTCTTTTCTTTTGATATAGCTAATTCATCATTATATAAAAATATAAATTATAGCGGATGGGCTAAGGTATTATCACATATAATTCGTAAGTTACAATATAGAGTTTATGAAAACCTTAAAGCACAACTTTGGAGAGTTCTTGGTGATGAGGTAATTTTCATTATCGTACTAAAAAATTATGATGAAATTTATAAATACATAGATATAATCTTTGATATTTTAACAAGCACTGCTAAAGATATAAAAAGTGGTAATATATTCTCTACACTAGAAGGATTTTCTGAATCTGAAAAATACTTAATGAAACTTCAAAATATTATTTCATTAAAAGGAGCGGCCTGGATTGCTATAGTATCAAGAAATCCTAATTTTAATGCTTTAGAAAATAATGAACAATATGAAAATATTTCTGCTATGTACGATTTATCCAATAATTATAAAATATTTGAGTTCTTAGGAAATGATATTGATGCTGGTTTCAGAATATCAAAGCAAACATGCCCAGAAAGACTTGTTCTTAGTTTTGAACTAGCTTATATATTATCAAGAAAAACTGATATTTTATCTAAATTACATATAATTACATATAAAAAATTAAAGGGTATCTGGAAAGATAAACTATACCCTATCATTTGGTATCATAATAAAGGAAAAAATAATGATATAGAATTTGATGATAGTTTTTCTTTTGATGAAATAGAAGAAAATGAATTGGTTCGAGAATATTTTTTTAATAAAAAAGGAGAAAGTAAATTACTAATTGATTCTTTTATGTTTAATTCTGTAGACAAGGCTTTGGATAAAATACTTATAGACAGAAACCTTAGTGATAAGATTGAAAAAATAGGTGACGTAATTTCTAAAACAAACCCCAGTTATGATAAAAATACAATAGATAAAGACTATATAAAAGTAGATTTAATGGAATTACACTGTGTTGCGGTTTGTTATAATAAATCAACTTCAAAAATATTAATTGCGAAAAGAAGTGATAATAGAAATAATAATGCGAGTAAATGGGAATTTGGTTGTGCTAAGGCAAGTCTAGAAACTTCAATTATAAATACTATTAAAGATGAATATGAAAAAGATTTTAATATAAACATTGAACCTATTACTGATTGCACAAGAAAAGATGATTGCCAACCTATACCTCTAGCAATTTATCAAGTTAAAAAAAGTGATGGTTTACACAAAGGCATTATAACTCTCGCAGAAATAATAAATGATTATGATATTTCTAAATTTGAACCCACATCAAAACATAATGAACTTGCATGGATAGGAGAGGATGAACTTGAAGATTTTAATGAAAACACAGTACCTGATTTTAAAGAAACTTTAAAACTAGCATTTAAAAAATTAAATGAAAATCAATTACAAGAATCTACAAATATGTAAATAGTATTCTTCTATGATTTGATTCTATCTTCATAGAGGAATACTAACCAAATAAAACATTTTCTAAATAGCATTAAAAACTACTACAAGTATATATATAAACAATATAATACCACCTAAAATAAAAGCTTCTACTGACTTTTTTACATTATACATTTTCTTATCACAGATTAAAGATAATTCTTTTATTTGAACAAGTGCATCATTAATCAAGTTTTCTTCGTCTTTAAATGCATTTTCAAATGCTTCTTTGTACTGTTCATTATTTAAAGATGCTATCTCTTTATAATAAAAAATAGATTTATATTCATTTTCTATTTTAGAATTCCTTGGCTTTAAAACCATAATCGAAAAATAAATTGAAATAACAAATATACATAATATAACAATGTAAAATAGCATCTCTAAACATCTGATATTACTTATACTTAAGTGATTCATTATTTTTTCCTTCCCTGAAAATAAAAAACCTATAATTGCGCTATTTAATAATAGTAAAAAACTAGCTTTATTATCTGATTTTTCAATATAGTAATCAATTCTATTTACTATAAACTTCGCTATGTCTATTTTTTTATCCATGATTTTACTACCTCATTTCATTAAATTTTATATTGATTCAAAATTTTATTTTCTACTTATTATCATTGAATAAATTATTATTTGGAAATAATCTTATTGAAATAATAAAAATATGTGAAAGAAAGTAATAACTAACTATAATTACTACTTCCTAACTTAAACATTCTATCTCTTCCAATTAAAAGTAAGATATCGTCCTCTATAAGTTTCATATTCTCTTATAATATCCAATATTTCCTCCCTAGAAGTTGCAATTAAACTTCTATCAAATAGTTCAATCATTCTATTGCTATCATTATCAGAAACATTACAAGACTCTAATATCTCATTATTAAATATTGCAATAGCATACCCAGTACCTATTTTTATCTCATTTAATTCATGTAAATTATTTGCTGCTCTAAAGATATCAGCTTCAGCCAATCCACCTAAATCTTCGCTTCTATTAATCAAGTTATTAAGTTTAATACTAAAAGCTGCTCTTACAAATCTCTCATAAACCAATGCATCCATACATAAATCCTCCATTATCACAATAATATATTTACATTATATTACAATAATAGAGTTATCACAACAAACAACCACTTCTAGTTGATAACTTTTATCTATCTATTAATAAAATCCAATGCTTTATAAAGTGTATCAAATCTATCATTACCTTTTATCATAATAAATTTTTCTTTAGTAATAGAACTTATCTTTTCACATGCGCCACCTCCTACAACATATAAATTTTCCGTCTGACCTGGTACGTAATCTTTTATATCACAAACTAAAACTTTGCTTGGACTATAGCCCCAACTAAGCACATTCGCAAGTATCTTATCAACTTCTCCATCATAAACAATTGTATGTTTGTACATCTGTTTAACTCCCTCATTATTTATATTTTTATTTAATACACCTTCTACAATTAACTTAGCAATACCTTCATGACCTAGTTTCTTAGCTTTATCATAATCTTCTTTATTATCACAGAAGAAACTTTCAATTAATACTGCTGTAGGCTTTGAACTATTTAAGATATATAATCTTTTATCTAATTTAGCACCTCTATTTTTAAATACTGTACCTAGTTTATCACATATTCTAGTTGCATACTCTAAGCCTTTATTACTATAATATAGGACTTCTGAACCTTTACCTTGACCGTTACTTGCATTTAAATGTAACTCTATAAGTAAATCATATCCTCCACTATTAACTCTAGGTATTTTATAAGACTTTTCTTCATTCTTAGTTTTAAACTGCTTTTCTGGGCATATTATTACATCTACCTTATGCCCTTCTTTTCTAAATGTATCTGCTAATACTGGTGCAAGAGATTTGTTGTATTGATACTCGTTAACTACTCCATCAGCAGAAGTACATGCTCCACTTTTTAAAATACTGTGTCCTACTGTTATACATATTTTCATTATTTACTACCTCCTTTAACATTTAATTCATCTGTCATAGTATCTAATAAACTACCTATTTTCTCTTTTAATCGTTTAGGAACTGGTAATCCACATAAGTACATATTTTTTAATATACTTACACTTTCATATAGAATAAATAAAATAGAGAAAAATTCAGATATTCCAAGATGATTTAATCGCAAAAAATCAACCCAATCTTGTGGCAACATAAATAAAAAGTTAAACTTTGTAAGAATGTCAACTACTGCTAGAAAAAATATACATGCTATCATTGCTACTTTTCTTATTCCTCCATTTATTCCAAAAGAGCTATTAAACTGATGTGTTTTTATTGCTCTTAAGCAACCTAACAGTGTATCAAATGCTATTGCTAATATTACTAATTTTATAAATATATTTGTTGCTAAAAAAACTATTGTTACGTTCATATTTCCTCCTTATTCTGCATTAAAATAAGACTTAGAAATTATCTAAGTCTATTTAAAAGAACTACGCTATATAGTCCTCTCTTACAATTTCTTTATATTCACTTGCTGTTATCTTATTCTTTGTAACCGCTGTTTTAACTTGCTCTTTAGTCCAATTACCATTATTATAGAAATCTGTTATTATCTTATACCAATTCATACTATATCACCCCATTACTCATTAATTGAAATGTTAAATCTGCTATTGTTTGTTCTGTAGAATTTACTTTATCTTCTATGCTACTTTTAATATCTGTATATCTATAGAAAACCTCTTTAGTATCTATATTTATAAATAACTTTGCTTCTTTATTTTCTACATATTGTTGTACTGGCAATTTCTCAATTAAAATTCCATTTTTTAACTCTTCTTCTGATAGTAAAGTTGGTTTATAGTGTATCATCCCAATATATTTTATATTTTGTTCATCTGTCTCCATAAAATTTCCTAAATAAATCATAATTCCTCTCCTTTTTCATCTGAATAAACCTTTTTTGATAATATATTTCTGTGAATGCCACCACCAATAAAAAAAATTATATTGTTTATTATAAACATACCTTTTTGAGGATTTGTGTTAATGAGCGTTCGGTAGCTATTAACTTCTTTAAGAGTATTTAAATTTATTTTTATAAATGGGCTACTAGAAAGTGAATTAAATGTATATATATATCCATTATATATTTCAAAATTTTCATATCTATCTGACCCACCATAAGTAATCAAATTTAGATTTGCATCATATTTTGCTAATCCACTTTTTTTACCACTCTCAACTTCTATGCTTCTGCTACTATCAGATACAAAAACAAAATCATTTAAAAACTTAATGTTTTTTTCATATAAATATCCTCCAATTCTAAAACTTTTCGCAACACTAAAATCAAAATTTATTTTAGTTAGGTAACATTCTGTAAGACCACTTGAATTTGAGTGTTCTGTTGTAGCATAAATACCATTATTATTACATACAAATTTGCCTCTTTCAAAGTCATAAATTCTATCAGAGGACATATCTTTAGTTAGCATTATATACATATCCGATATTCTTATTTTGTGAAGTATTGAAGAAGTCTCATCTCCATATATTCCATAAATAAATTCCCCATAAGTACATAGCTTATAATAAGAACCTTCTATTGACTGTGCTTCATTTCCTGTTAACTTATTTATTTTATATAATTTAGTATTGTCAGATATAAATAAATACTCTTGAGTAACACAGATACATGAGAAGTTAGCATTGGCTAAAGTAATATCAAAAATTACAGATTCATCAATTGCATTAATTTTAATTAAATGTGTACCTTTAATTGCATAAAAATAGGGTTCTTCATATTCTAATGCTTTTAAACTCCCACTATATTTTTCAATATATTTTATAGCACCATTTGTAACCAAATATGAAGAATAACTATTTGCAAGTATTGTTTCTCTTAAATCTAATCTCCCCTCTTTTATATCAATTTTATTCTTTATTTCTTCCCATGTATCGCTTGTAGTAACCTCTGCTCCCTTGGAGTTTAATGCTGTTACTACATTATTTTTAGCATTAACTCCATTTTGAAAAACCTCTTTTAATGCTCCTTCTACATTATCACTTGTAAAGTTATTCTCTGTATCTTCTATAGTTACATTCTTTGCTTCTAATACAAGATTTCTAACTTTATTAACTAACTCTTTAAAAGTCATTTAGTCACCTTCTTTCAATAAAAAAAAGAACCTACTACGCTGTTGGTTCTATTCCTTCTACTACTCCACTATTTTTTATAATATAATCCTCTACTGCTTTTCTGTATTCTGTGTTAGTTACATCATCAAGTTGAAACTCTCTATTTTTCAAAGGGTTTAACCCTCCATTTAATATTCTTTCTGCTAATATTCTTACCACAACATTATTTATATTCATTATAACAATCCTCCTTGTAATTCATTAGTCATAATTAATAATTCATTTTCTAATTCTTCATAACTAAGTTTTTCATCTTGTATTGGACTACTTGATAACACTAAATAATTTTCATTTAAAGTTTCATATATTTCTATAACATATAAATTAGAGTTTTCACTAATTATTTTTTCTTTTTCATCTAAAGAATTATAATATACTTGTTTTTTCATAATTTATTCCTACCTTAATATTGTTAATTTTTCTATTTCTGCACGAGCTGCATATGAACCATCTAAATTTCCTGCTCCTACAGATGTTAATAATATTTGTACTTTTATATCCATGCCATTCTCAACAATAATATCTTTTGTAAATCTTACAAAAGAAGAAGATGCACTAGGAGTATCGTCAGTAACATAAAAGTATTCTTTTCGGTTTCCACATAGTATCTCTATTTTTGCTGTTGCATAATCAGCACGCATTTTAGACGCTTTAAGTTCGCCTGTGAATCTTAATGTGCCTTTTATACTAGATACTTCATTGTAAACGATGCTAGGAGTGTTTAAAGTTGTAGCTTGAATTCTATTTTTTAAAGAAAAAATTTCTATTGATTGAAAAATCCAGTTAACTTTTTCAATCAAATTAGTAAATGTTTCAGATGATGTTGCTGAAACATTTTTAGAATTAATCGTCTCCACTAATACATTTTTTAATGTTTCTATTTTTGTTTTAGTTGTACCAAATTTATCTGTTCCAATAAAAGGACTACCCAATGCACTAGATATATTATTTTTACCAGTTTGAAAATCAGTTTGTACATTTTCTAATGCTGCCATAAGTTCCCCTAAACTAGCATTTTCAGTTAATTTTTCTGTCATATTTTCACCTCGCTTATATCATATCTATTAAATTATTCACTATAGTTATTCCTTTAGTTCTTTGACCACTTATTTCTACCATTATTTCCTCTAATACTCCATCTAACTTATCACTTGTAAATCTATCATTAGCATCTGTAATACTTATACTGGTATCTATAAGCTGTATACTGCTAATAGAATCCTCTATTTTCTTAGATGAATAAGTAGTCATTTCAGACACTCTGTTATCATCTACAGTTGCATTAATAAAATGAGTTTCTGCATTTCCATTTATCACATAAACGTTTAATTCTGACCTTGTTTCACTTCTAACTTCTATAGAATTATCATCTATAATTTTAAAGTTTGTAACTGCATTTTCTTTTGTAGTAACATCTATAATATTTACAACTATTCTCTGTGTTAATAAACTATGTGTTACAGTTGCTTTGAATCCATTTTCTGCATCCTCAACCCAATCGTCAATTGTTATTGTTTGAGTAGATGCCACATTAGAGCCACCTGCAATAAGTTGGTCAATTTTAATATTTTGTTTCTCATTTTCTGTGTCAATTCTAGTATTTAACTCTGTTTTAGCAGTTTCTAAATTATTTGTTAATTCTGTTTTAGTTGTATCTATTTTAGTATTAACAGTACCTATTTTAGTTTCTAAGTCTTGTATATCTTTGAGTGTTGCAAAGATTATTGTTGGGTCAATTTTAAGTTCTATATTATTTACATTAGATACAATAAGCACAGTTTTAACCTTCATGTCTACCACTGCACCTTGTTCTATAGAAGGTTTATAACACTCTTTGTATTTAGAAATGGCAATTAAATTATTTTCATCATCTAAATATCCTATTTCTCTTATCATAAATCCGCCTACACTTGATGGTATTAAACTCTCTAATATTATACAATTTGGTGCAGTTTCATCTGTAGTTGTATTTCCAATATTGCCTTCCCATACCACGTTTTTGAGAGCTGTCTGACTCTCAGTTGGAGTATATTCACTCCCTCCTCCATCACCAAGTTGAATTTTTACAAATCCCACTTTATTACCTGTGACACTTGCATTTGCTATCTTTGCTTTTCCTACATCTGTAATTATAGTGTAATAACTTTTATCTATAGCCAATATATCACCTCCTAAAATATTGTTATCTCTTGGTATCCAACTCCATTGCCAGTTAATACATCAATTTCTCCATAAGTTTCTATATCTGGTGGACTCCAAGGGTATATAGTTATTTCTTGACCTATTAGGGTTGTTATACCAAAATTCATATAATTGTCTTTG